GGCTCCATGGCCGCGTACTTCGGGCGCGTCAACATCGCAGACGAATGCGACAAATTCCCCGAGCGCACCTCAGAGGGATCCGACCCCATCACTCTCTTTCTCAAGCGCGCCCGCGATGACCGGCACCGCTCCAAGTACGTCTTTGCATCCACCCCCGCAGGCCGCTTTATCCACAAAGGCACCCAGAACTGCGCCCAACTCAACACCTGGGCCATGCGCTGCCCCGACTGCGGAGAACTCGTCACCCCCGGCGAAGATCACCTGCACATTCCCGAAGGCACCACCCCGGACAACGCCCTGCACGCAGACCTCGCGCTCGCCTGCCCCGCCTGCGGCACCCTGTGGGACGAAGAGAGCCGCGCTATCGCCTACCACGGCGGCGCCCCGCTCATCACCAAAGGCAAAGACAACCCGCGCCCCGACACCGTCGGCTGGCATATCCCCGCGTGGGTCTTCCCCAACATCCCACTGTCAGAGATCGCCGCCGCCAAGCTGCGCGCCGACGCCGGCGATCTCACCGCCAAGGTCGCATGGGCCAACGGCTACAAGGTGGAAGATTACGAACAGGAAGTCGTCGAACGCCAGGAAGACGCCATCCTCGCCCTGCGCGACGACCGCGCCGAAGGCGAGCTGCCCCAGGAACCCATCGCCGCCATCACCGCCGTCGCCGACATGCAGAAGCGCGGCTTCTGGTACAAGATCACCGCTTGGGGCTACGGCCTGCAGCAGGAAAGCTGGCTGCTGCGCTACGGCTTTGTCGACTCATGGGAGGCCCTGCGCCAGATCTTTTTCGAGACCGAATTTACCGACCACAAAGGCCGCCGCCACGCCGTCACCCTGCGCGGCCTCGACTCCGGCGGCGGCGAATCCGCAGAGTCCGAACTCTCGCGCACCGCCGAAGCCTACCTGTTCGCCTACCAGAACCCCGGCGTCAAGCTGTTCAAAGGCTTCCAGAAGCTGGCCAGCCTGCACACCGTCAAGGCCCTCGACAAAATTCCCGGCACCAACCGCGCCCTGCCCGGCGGCATCAACCTGCACCGCCTGCACACCACCGAATGGAAAAACCGTCTCGCCGCCAAGCTCCAGGTGCCCCCCGGCGATCCCGGCGCCTGGCACCTGCACCGCGACACCGGCAACGACTTTGCAGCGCAGATGTGCGCCGAAGTCCGCGACGAAAACGGCTACTGGCAAAACCCAAAAAAACGCCCGAATCACCTGTGGGATTGCGCTTACATGGAGCTTTCCCTGGTCGATATCGACCTGGTCAAACTGCGCCCAAAACCCAAAGACGCCCCGCAAAAACCAAAACCAACCCAGCACCAGGCCGCCCACGCACCCCGCAGCCGCCCTAGCTGGTTCCACAATCGAGGGAGGTAATCACCGTGCAGATCTACAAAAAGCAAGACATGCTCACCGTCAATCAGTTTGCCACCCGCATCGGCATGAGCCGCAGCCACATCTACAACCTCATCGACCTCGGCCCCGACAACGGCGGAATCATCGCCTTCCGTTTCGCCGGCCGCAACGGGTTGCGGATTCCCTTGTCCGAACTGGAGAGGTTCAAGCAGGTATCCGCCGTGGCAGAGATGGAGGCATGACCGTGCCCGAGAGAGCGTCCACGATCGTCCGTGTAAGGCGGTTTGTGCTCAGGCCGTTGTGCTGGTGGTTCTGGTGCCGTGAGCATCCGGACGACCCGGCACCGCCGGAATATGCGCTGTGCGTCCGGTGTGAAAGACCCGTGCCTTACGGTGATGCCGTGGGCGCCACGAGGTCCAGGCGGGCTGCTGATTGGTGCCGGTGGTGGTTTCTGCGTAAGTGGTGGCCGGCAAAGTGTGAAGACTGCGGGCGCAGGTTTGGATGTGATGAAAGTGTGGATCACCTGCCTTTTTGATTATTTTGTCTTTTTTCCCGTTGACACCAAGGTAATACCTTGGTAATATACTATCAACAACGGGGCAATAAAGCCCAACCTAATCCGCCACCCACCAGGGAAGAGCGAAAGGAGAACAGCCATGACTATCGAAAAACTCGTAGAAATCGGCGGGAAAGAGTGGAAAGTAAGCGACAAGCATCGGGTATATTTCAATCTCGATTTTATGGCAGAAGCTATCGGTCTCGACCTGTCTTTCTATAAAACTGGAAATATTTGCTCAGCAAGCCTGGATGGAGAAAAGATAAGCAACAGCAAAGCGAATAAGATCCTTAGATCGCTCGACGGGAAGTTTTGGTACGACGTAAAAGAAGATAAATTTTTTATGAAAGAGATGGACCGCGAATTGGCAAAGCAGGTTAAAGAATATATCCTGTCAAGAGTGTAAAAAACCTAATCCGCCACCCACCAGGGAAGAGCGAAAGGAGAACAGCCATGACCATCGAAAAAATGAACCGCAACAGCTACGGTGAAATCATCAACCTCGGAAATGAAGAAGAACTGCTCGCATCTGCACAACGCCTGATCAAAAAAGCGGTCAGCAAAAAGAAGATCCCCGCCAGCTTCGACACCATCAAGCGCGATCGCAAGGGGCGCTTCGAGGGCGAAGCCCTGCACCATGAGATCTACGACATCGCCCCCAGCGGGAAAAAAGTTCTTGTTTGTGTCCGTGAAACCGAAGGCAGCAAGTACGGTGTCGCCACCCGCTCAAAGAAATATTACATCATCCGCGCCCCCGGAACAGGCACCGTCGTTTCTGAGGCAAACAAAGCGGTTGCCGCCAAGGCCGCCAAAGCCGCAGGCAATATGCTCGGATACGCCCTGGCCGTGGTCGAAGGCAAAGAAAAGCTCAAGGTCAAAAACAGTCTCTCAGAAACACGGACGGGGTACAAAGCCCTGACCACCGACGACGAAGGCAACCTCGTCAGCTGCTGGGACGGTTCCGCCTGGCCTCTCGGAAAATGCCGGATCGAAAAAGCCACAGACAATCACTGTGGCGGATTTTACTACTACAAAACCCTCGATCAAGTGCTTGAAGCCGCCGCCAAAAACGAAATTTTCGGCCCCTTGCGCGAACACAAAAATCTCGTAATCGCCAAGGTCGAAGTTGCCGGGCGCGAAGAACACGTCACCGCAACAAAAATCTGCGCCACAAAAATCAAGCCTGTCGAAATCGTCGCCGCCGCCATCTGATATCAAACCGGGGCCGGGAAACCGGCCCCCTTAACCACAGGGGGAAAATATGTCCAGCAGAAAAACAATTTACCTTACAGACGATTCTGAAAAAATAATTGGATCCTCAGACAGTCTGTCCGGGCGCATCAATTCAATCATCGGTCGGTATGAAAAAGTCACGACCGACTCCATGCCAGCATTCACTGCCCAGGAATGGTGCGCAATCTGCGATGCCAACAACGGAACAATCGTGGACGATCAGCCACAGTCCGTCAGCTACATGTGGGCGAATATCGCAGATTCACCGGAGCTTGACGAAAAGTGGAAAATTGACCGCATGTCCTTGGCAGAAAAAGTGCGCGACCTTAGCTTTGCAGAGCAGTGCTCTATCGCCGAAGTCGTTCGCGCCTTCTGGAGCAACGATTGGAGCCAGGCAAAAGATTATGCCGATGTCTTCCAGGCCATCGGCGCCATAAAAAAATAACCCAACCCTAAAAAACCTGTCCAGGGCGTCCACAGCGCCCAAGGCGAACATGACACCCCCCACCCAGCGCCCCCATAATCGGGGGCATGACTCAAACCCTCTTCACATCCGCCGAACTTGACCAGCAGATCAGCGCCTACAAACAGGCGCTGATCGCGCTCGCCTCCGCGCAAAGCTACACCATCAACCACGGTAGTGGACAGCGCACCGTCACCAAAGCCGACCTGCCCGAGATCCGCCGCACTCTCGAATGGCTGCAGACCGAGCGCGTCAAGCTCACCACGGGCGCAGGCCCGCAGATAGTCGCCGGGAGGGTGCGCCGTGGCTGATGCCCCCTCCAAATTTGCGCAGATCCGCCAGGCCAAACGCCAGGCCAATGCCCTGCAGAAAATCGCCATGATCCCCGGCGGGCGCATGCCCGGCTTTTCGCGCACCGGCGGTACCGCCAGCGGCGCCATGTCCAACTGGTCGCCGCGCCGCGTCGGCTACCGCGAAGAGAGCCGCCAGCGCGAGGCCCTGGTCGCGCGATCGCAAGACCTCGTTTTCAACGACCCTCACGCCTGCAGCCTGATCGAGTCCATCGACGTCAACGCCGTCGGTCCCGGCCTGTGGCCGCAGAGCAAGCCCAATTTTAAGCGCTTGGGGCTGACCGAAGAGCAGGCCGCAGAGATCGCCGAACAGGCCGAATGGGAATTTGAAGTTTGGAATCGCGAAGGCGACGCCACCGGCGTCAGCGACTTTTACGGCATCCAGTTTCAGAACCTCTGGTCAACGCTCGTCAACGGCGAATTTCTCAACCTGCCGCTCATGATCGACACCGACATCAATCGCCGCTACCGCCTCGCCATTCAGGCGATCGACCCCGCGCGGCTGCGCACCCCGGCCAACCTGATCGGCTCCCCAGACGTGCGCGACGGAATCAAACTCGGCCCCCTCGGCGAACCCCTCGGCTACTACATCGCCAACCCCGCAGACGGTCAAACGCTCGCAGGGCTGCCCTTCACCGATTATATCGAGCTGCCACGCGCCGCAGGCCACCGCCCCGTGGTCATGCACCGCTTCCACAAAAAAACGCCAGAGCAGGTACGCGGCGTACCGATCCTGGCGCCCGCCATGAGCTTTTTTCGTAATTTTGCCGACTACCTCGATTACGAGCTGCTCGGCGCCATCATCGCATCATCGTTTCCGGTGTGGATCGAAAAAACAAACCCCTACGACGTCGCCAACCTGCCCGGCGTCGGCACCGAACAGCACGACGACGGCTCTACATCGCAATACCAGGAGGTGCCCCCCGGCCAGATCATGTACGGCAAAAGCGGCGAACGGCCCCACATCCTCAAAAGCGACCGCCCAGGCAACAGCTTTGAAATCTTTGTCGAAACCAGCCTGCGAGCCGTCGGTGCCGTGGCCGGCATGCCGTATGAGATCATCAGCAAAGACTTCAGCAAGACCAATTACAGTTCAGCCCGCGCCGCCCTGCAGGAAGCCTGGCGCGTGTTCGAGCTCTACCAGGACTGGCTCGTAAACCACTTCTGCCAGATCATCTGGGAGATGTTCTTTGAGGAAGCCATTTTGGTCGGCCGCATCAAGCTGCCCGCAGGCGCGCCCGATTTCTACCAGTACCGCGCCGAATACTGCGCCGC